GAAACTCTTCAGCTTTCCCTTGGCGTCAAAGAACTTGTTGGCTCCATCCTCGGTGATGATACCGAGGTCCTTCATCAACTCCTTCTGCTTCTGGGTGGCCGGGTTGAGGTTCAGGAGCATCGTCTTGAGCGAGGTACCGGCGTCGGAGCCCTTCACCCCGGCCTTGCCCATGAGCGCGATGGCGACCGAGAGATCATCGAACGACAGGCCCACAAGGTTCGCCACCGCGCCGGACTGCGCCAGCGACATGCCGAAGTCGTGCACGTCGATCGCGGAGGAGTTGGCCGCGCCCGCGATGAGGTCAGCGACGTGCGCCATATCCTTGCCAGCAAGGTTGAACACGTTCATCGCGTTGGCCGCAATCGATGCGGCCTGCGGAAGGTCGATCCCGCCCGCAGCAGCTAGGTTGACCGTCGCGTCGGCTGCGCCGTTCAGCACTTCCTCGACGGTCAGGCCAGCCTTGACCAACTCCTCCATGGCCTGCGCGGACTCGCTGGCCGAGAATGCTGTGTCTGCTCCAAGCTGGAGTGCCTTCTGGCGAAGCTGGTCCATCTCCTTGGCGCTAGCGCCGGACACCGCGCCGATCGCAGAGATCTGCTTCTCAAAGTCGATGGCCTTGTTGACCGAGACGGCAAGCGCCGCCGTGATGAGCCCCGCCCCGGCTCCGGTGATAGCGGCAACCTTGGTGAACCCAGATGCCATCTTCTGGGCGCTGTTCTGGAAAGTCTGCAGGCCCTTCTGCGCCTTGCCAACACCAGCGCCGTCGTACTGGACCTCAATCTTTCCTCGGGCCGTTCCAAGGTTGTAATCGGCCACGGCTTACCCCTTCGGCGTGTTGAATCCTCCTCGGTCAAGCCACCTATGGAGGACCATGCTTCGGGCCATCGCCTGCCGCTTCTGGCTCTTGCCTTTCCCTGCTGTCTCTAGCTCATTGTCCAGCGACCGTCCGAAGAGGAACACCGCTCGATCGAGGAAATACGCCGTTGTCTCGTGCTCAACTGCCAGCAGCTGGCTCGGTCGCGTCCGGTACGCCTGGGCCATCTGCCACATCGCCCACAAAGTCCTCGGTTGACTGACGAAACGCCCGGTAATCCGCCGACCCGCCGATCGTCCAGTCCATGATGAACATCTTGTCATCGAGGTCCACGTCATCCGCGTACAGCAGTTCCGGATCGCGCGGCTCAGCCGGTAGCAACATCGTGTTGCCCGCCGCGTCGGTGACCTGTGTGGGCTTGGGGATCGGGTAGACCCTCGGCTCGACAACCGCTGCGATCACGATGGAGTCGATGAGGCCCATGGCCTCGTCCATCTTGTCGGCCACCCCAGCCATCTTGGCCGCGTCGGCAGCTGTGATCTTCCCGCTGATCTCGGTGATCCCGGTAGCCACCAGCGAAGTCAGCGTGTCCATGCTGTCGAGGATGCCGAGCTTGATGAGTCCTTGGACTCCGAGACGGCGCGCCCGGCAGACGTTGGGGTCGCCGTCATCATCGAGGCTTGGAAGTTCAATGTCAAAGACCTTGCCCTGCCCGCCCATGCCGTACTTCTTCTTGTCCTTGCGAGGCTTGCTGACTGGCATCCTAGTGCTCCTTGTCAGAATGGTTTAGAACGGCCCGAAGATACCCACCGTTACGGTCGTGAGGGTACCCGTAGCCGTCAGGTTGACTCGGCCGTTCGCGTCACGGAACCGCGAGGAGTTGTCGATCCAAGCGATCAGTTCCGTCGTGGCCGTCATGCCTGCCCCCTGGACCTGTGCGTCCGCGAAGCCTGCCCCAGCCGTCGATCCAACAGGGACCTGAGTGCTCGGGTCGGTGACCTTGAAGGCACCCGCCCCGGTCGGTGTCGCGCCACACTTGTAGTGCAGCATGTACCGCGCGTTGGGCTGCGCGGTGAAGAAGTCCGCTGCCGTCACCTGCGTGTACGTCGGTGCGACGCCAACCAGAGCTGGCTTCTGGACAAATGCCGTCATGTCTGTCATGTCGTCGCCTCCTTACGGGATAGCAGCAGCAGTTTCGTTCTGGACGAAGTCCCACACCCGGTCCAGTGCGGCCGGGAGAAGAGACTTCAGGCCGACGCCGGAGGCACCGGTCAGGAAGAATGACCCATCGGTGAGCTCACCGGTGAGGTTGTCGGTCGCCTTGGCGCGGTAGATGACGATGTGGAAGTCGCCACCGGAGTCGCTGATGGACTGGCCCTCAATCTTGAAGTAGGGCCGTACGTCCGTCACGAGCTTGCGGAGCGTCTTCACCTGGTTGGGGGTGGAGCCGGTGGTGCTGACCGTGCCGCCATACATCGCGGCCACGGCCTCAAACGAGACACCGCCACCCTCAAGTTCCCACTCGACCTGTGGGCCGCTGCCGTGCGTCGCCACGAGGCTGTCGTCACCCCGAAGCTCCTCAAACTCCTCGGCCTCGGCGAACGTCAGCGTGCGGGAGTTCGGCAGGTCGACCGAGGCACCCGCAAGCACCGTCGCAGTCGCGTCAGTGTAGGGGGTGATCTTGAGATCGCGCAGACCGAATGGCAGCGAAATCGTGTTCAGAGGCATTGTCCCTCCCTTCTAGATCCCTGAACCTCAGTGTATCCAACAGTTTTCCCTCGGTGTTGAAGCGGTGGAGGACCACCCGCCCCGGTCCGGCCCCGCAGAAGCGCGAGGAGCACTTGATCTCGATGATGGGCTCAGCCTCATCCTCGGCCAGTAGCTCTCCGTGCTTCTTGGAGTCGCACCGAAGCTCAATCCTCAACCTCGACAACCTCCAAGTCTTGTTCGTTCGTGAGGAAGCGAACCTGCTCTTCCTCCGTGAGGAAGCCCAGCGCGTCGAGCGGCTGAACCCAGTTGTTCCCCTTGTTCCAACGCAGGAACATGGGGACCTCACGCGGCTCCTCGCCCTCGGGCGGTGGGCCGATGAGACGGCGGAAGTCCATCGCTGTGAACTCCCGCTCATCGAACGGGTACAGGTGGCCCTTCCACACGATCTCTCTGCGTGTCTTCGGCGCGGCCTCGGGATCGCCCTCTGCCGTCACGTTGGCCTCGCCGTTGCGTGCCTTGCCTGTCATTACCATCCTCCCGTCGCCGCAATCCGGTACGCGCTGTTGCGGGTCCACGCCTTGTAGCCGTCATCGAACAGATCCGTGCTGTCGCCGTTCCAGTTCAGCCCAATGATCCAGCCCGGATTGATCGGAGTCCCGGCCAGTCCCAGCAGGACGCTGCGCGCCGCCCGGAGTATCCCTGTGATGGGAGTGTAGTTGCCAGCCCGGTTGTAGGCCCACAAGTTCATGTTCTCCACGCGAGCGTCGCTGTCGTTGCCCGGTCCTACCTCGGTTACGCCCCAACGCATCACAGCGAAAGTCTCTGCCTGGATGGTGTCGGTCCCGGCCGGATACAACGTATCCGTGGTGAGCCCGAGCGCGATCAGCGTGGGGTCGGACGTCAGCACGTCGTACACCCGGTCACGAAGGTTGGTGGTCATGCTCCACCCAACCTTCGGAAGATTCTGTTGAGCGTCCCCATGAGCTTCGGTCCCTGGTCGATCAGCGCCGGGACGATCACGGCGTACCGACCGGCGAACCGGACCTCAAGCCAGATGTTGTAAGGCATCCGGCCGAACAGATGGAGCGTGTGGCGCTTCCGCGCCTCGTGCTCGGTCACCGTCGAGAGACCCTGCCGCGCGTTACCGGTGCGGTCAGTCCACGGCGCGTTGTCCTTCATCCAGCCCTGTGCGATGGTCGCCTGCCGATCGAACGTGGTGGCCACAAACCCATCGAGCCGGTCATCCAGGACCTTGACGCCGTGCAGCAGCGGCGTCATGTCCATCTCGATGTTGAGGTTGGCTCCGTTACGACTCGCCACGGCGCACCACCTGTGCCCGGCGCTCATAGCCGTTGTCGGGCAGTAGCTCCGCGATCTCCCAGCGGAGCCCGTTCGCGTCAACCCAGGTGTCGTACAGCCCGATGGCCGCCTGGTAGCTGCCAAGCAGCTGGTACTCGACCCTTCGCTCAACCCCATCGGCAGTGTGTACGGAGCCCTGGACTGGGCCGCGCGTACTGCTCTGGTCGATCACCCGGAGGACCTGCGGAGCGCGTGGTGGGCCCTCGACCCACTGGAAGCCGGAGCCACGCTTGATGCGGCTCCTCGGGATCAGCGTGAGCGTGGTCGGGTTTGAGTCGATGAATGCCTGTGTGTTACGGCGCTGTAGCTCCAATTCTCCGGCCAGAAGGGTCATTGCCCTACCTCCGGAGCCGGGAGACGCGGGTGCCCCGCCCAGAGGCCAAGCTAGGGCTCTGCCCGCCGAACTGCGCTGCCATCCTTAGGAACTGCTCCTGGAGATCGCCCATCTTGCGGCTGGACCCGCCCTCGGAGATGTCCACGAGCGAGGAGGCGCTAGCGGCCTTGTTGGTCCAGACGTTGTACGCCACGAGGTCGAGATCACCCGAGGCCGCGTCGATCGCCGCGCCGAGGACAGCGTCCGTGTAGGGATCGGCGTTGAGCGGCTGGTCAATCTTCAGCCGCAGCAAGGCAATCTGGTCAGCGGTTGCCATGCCTCCTCCTCCCTAGGCGAGTCCCGGACGCGCGACGCAACGGCAGGCTACGTCGCGCGTCCGGGGGTCGGTCACTCGTCGGCTGGCTCGGCGTCGGCCAGTGACTCGTCGTGTGCCTCCAGGCGTGCGGCCAGTTCGGCCTTGGTCCCGGACGCGCTCATCTGCAGCGTCGGGTCCTGCTGGTTGCGCTTATCCACCTCGGCCAAGAGATCGGCCTTGCCCCACAGCGTGTAGTCGGGGGCCTCCTCGGCCTCATCCTCGTCCACGCCATTCTCCTCATCCAGTCGTGCGATGAGGTCCTCCCGCCCACGGTCGCTGAGGTACTTGCGATCCTCGCGCGTGAGCGGCTCATCCATCGGAATGTTCCGTGCCATCTTCGCCTCCTCCCCGTTACCAGACGAATGCGGCTGGAACCGCGTAGGCGGATGCGGACACGCGGACGATTGCCGCCGCGCCGCGCTGGGCCACACCCGATCCCAGACCCCGGATGAAGAAGGAGTCAATGAGCGGGTAGTTGGAGTTGTTGCCGGGACGGAGCACGAGACCCCGAAGCGCGGCATTCTCCGACTCGCGGAGACCGACGATGTTCAGGTTGCTGGACCGGCCCTGCGACGCTGCCGCGACGAAGTACCCGGCAGGGATCTGCGGGTCCTCCACGATCAGGTACGGCCCGTAGGAGCCGACCACCGACAGACCGGCGAACGTGTTCGCAGGCTGCGATCCCGCCGCGACCTCCCAGCCGACGGGCAGCTGGAAGCCAGTCCCCTGAGCCGGGATGAAGTCGTACACGGCCGTCTGCGCGTTGTTGTTCGCCACGCCGCGCCGGAACGTCTTGACAACGTCCGACTCCGCCTTGTTCATGAGGAGGATGACGGTGTACCCGTTCTGCCGGGTGAAACCGTGCTCCTCCACCAGGAACGCCGCGTCAGTCAGGTCCGTGCTGTCGATCGCTGCCGCACCGGTGTTGATGTAATGCGTGTGCGAGCCAGGCGTGAACGTCAGGCCCTTGTAGGGCGGGATGTAGGAGCCGTCCGCGTTGTACAGCGCCGTGACCGTGTACGGCGTAGTGCCGATGGTCGCGGTCCTGTTGACGTTGTTGAACAGCGCCTTCATCACGAGGTCGAACTGGAGTGCGTTGTCGGCCTCCATCACCTGCTGGAGGATCGCGTCCAGCTGCTGCGTCGACGCGCCGCCAAGCTGGTTGGGGCCTCCGGCGAGGAACTGGAAGGTGTAGGACGCGCGGATGTCGTACCACTTGAACGGGAATGCCCGCTGGGTAACGACAGGCTGCGGCCGGATCGAGACCGGGATGCCGAACTCTGTGGCCTCCTCGAATCGCTCCGTACCCGGCTGGACGATGTCCTCGATGACGTTCGTGACACCGAAGGACAGGAGGTCCGCGAGCGGAGTGCGCGCGCTGTTGAAGTCCTGCAGCGCCTGCTGGTAGCTGTCCCACACCGCGTTGAGATCCTGCCCATCCCGCGTACGGGTGAGGATGTCAGCACTGGTGGCGTAACCCTTAGCCATCTGTCATCCCTCCCTTACGTGGTTGCCATGGGGCAGCGGACGATCATGCGTGTGGTGGAGACCATCTTGCCGATGATCTTGCTGGTCGCTGCCACCGCGTCAACGACGCCGACACCGCCAGCTGTTCCGTGCGCGTAGACGATGTCACCAGCGGCCCATGCGGTACCGCCGGTCTTGGTCGCCTCCACGATCTCGCCATCAGTCATGACGTCGATCGGCTCTGCGGCCGACATCGGCCGGACCGCGATGATGACCCCGATGATGGCAGTCTCAGCGGCTCCGCCAATCACGACCTGTCCAGACGTGTTGATGCTCACCGCCTGGATCTTGCCGACGTCTGTGCTGGTGATGGCAGCCAGAAGCGGAGCGCGGAATCCGCCCACTCGTGGCTCATACTTGTCGTACCTAGACACCCTTCACCACCCTTCTCCTCCTAGCCTCCCAGGCGGGAGCGCAATGCCGGCAAACGCTTGGACATCTCGGACTTGTCAGGCTTCCCGGTCTGACCAGCCTTGCCCTGGTTCATCGGCGGAACACCCGTCTGTTGCTGACCGCCGTCCCCTTCGGACTTCGGCTTGAGCATCCACGGGTACTGCTTGGCCAGGCCTTCAATGATGGCCTTGAGCCCCACGACCTGGCCTTGATCGTCTATTTCAAGCTTGCTGATATCGACCATCCCGAGCGCGACAGCGGGGTCTTGCCAGTCGTACGTGTTGTCGCTGAGGAATCCGTTTCGGACGCGCTCACGTCGCAGGTCCTGATCGGCCTGCGCGAGCTTCGCCTTGTACTCCTCGGCGTCACGCTTGAGCTTGTCCATCTCCGGGAGGTCCTTGTCACGGATCTCTCGCAGCTGCTGCTCCAACTGTCCTGCCCGCAGATCTGAAGCGCGCGTCCTCGCCTGCTGGGCCGCCATCTCCTCGGCCGTGTGAACCGGTGTCGGAGTCGCCGGAGCGCCGCTCTGTGCGTCCGCTTGGCCCTGCTGGCCGTTGGCACCGCTCTGTGTGCCCGCCGCGCCGTTGCTCGTATCCGCCCCTGCACCGGCGCTCTGTCCGGTGTCTCCAGCGCCGCTCTGTGCGCCGGGGTCGAGTGGTGCCGTCATCTTGCTGCCTCCGGATGATAGTTCCTCTGTACGCTGGAAGTCGAATCAGCTGGCAAGCCAATCCTCGAATGCCTTCCGTGCCTCCTCGGTTGGCCTCTGCCTGAACTGTAGTCCACCGTCCCCGGTAAACGGCTT